AGAGCGGACTACGGTCGCAAGTTGAGTCCCATTTACCATTCCAGCAGATAGTCCATACACTAATATTTCTTGTCATCGGTATAACAAAATCCGGATCAACCTCAAGGCAGGCAGAGATAATCTTGAGCAGATTAACATCCCTCAGCAGCTCATTTTGATGCAACACTTTGAGCAGCGGCAGGTCGCTATTTTGTGCGCCGTCGTCATCTTCGTCTGCCGTGGTCAGGCCAAAGGCGGCAATCAGTGTGTAACGCTGTAGGTACGTTGAGGTCGAGCCAATTTGCTGGATGCTGTTTTTATTTCCGGTCGCGTCAACGGGAGCTTTCATTTGCGTTGATTCTGAATGACCTGAAACATGCGAAACAATGCACCGGATACCGATAAGACCATCTTCGACAAAGTTTTCAAACCGATATGAAAGTCCACATTCATCTAGAGGCTTGCGCAGGGCTTTATCAATATCAGGCAGGGCGCAAAAGTTATAGTTCGTTGTCCCTTTATTGCTGCTAAAATTCACATTGGATGACCGCTTTAATTCCGGCTTGATACTCTGGAACTGCTGCATGGCTGCGTAGAATGCTTTTCTGGCGCTGTTGGCGTCATGCCTTTCTGCTAGAGCCATCAGCTTTTCAAGCGTCTCTACGGTTGCGCCAGAGGCCACGGCAGACTCGATAAGCGTGTAGGGGCTGGCAATCTCGACAACTTGTGCCGATTGCTTTTTCGCTATTGCGTTTGACATTATTACTCCTGAATCTCTATGGTTGGTTACTTGATGCCACGGGCGGTTAGAATGGCGCAGACTTGATCGGCTTTTTCTATTGTTGAGACATACGCCGTAGCGTAGAGCGGACTACGGTCGCAAGTTGAGTCCCATTTACCATTCCAGCAGATAGTCCATACACTAATATTTCTTGTCATCGGTATAACAAAATCCGGATCAACCTCAAGGCAGGCAGAGATAATATTGTTGCTGCGCTTCATGAGGGCGGCGGCTTTTTGGGCGATAAGCTCATTCTTGAACATGTTTCCAAACGCCTTTCTTTGCTCATCGAGACAGCCGCCTGTAAATATAGATAAATTGATATCGCCCCACGCATCAACATAAAAATATGTATCGTCTATAGAGGGCCATTCTGCCTTTTCATCAACAATCGGCACCAGCGTAATGACGCCTTTATCGTCCTGACTTACTTCGTAATGCGCGGTATCAATTTTCACTGTTAATCTCCATTGCTCTCTGTTCGTCATTCATTGTTATAGAATCCGCAACTCCACATCCAACAACAATAAAGATTATCGCGATGCAGAACCACTTGCCTTGGTTGTTTGCTATCCAGTTTGAAAGGGTGGTGATCATGACTGCCACTCCTTTCTGAAATCATCGCTTGTCATATCGCGAACCCTGCTACGCTCATCCAGCGCAATCATGGCTTTCCATCCCGCCCGCTCTTCTACTTGCTCGCGCTCATAGTTATCAATCATGGCGCTGTAATTGATATGCTCTTTCAGGCATTCGTGCATGTCATGATCTGTCATTAGTTCGCAAAGGTCATCGTGGAAAGCCGTGGCAGACATTACTGCAACAAGCTCTTGACCAGTTCGTTCGCATTCAATCTTTGCGCTGTCCAGCGCGCCAACAAAATCAAAACTCGGTAACATGCAAATAGCATGGCCTAATATCGTCTTTGCTCTTGCGCTGTAAGCTGGAACTGGTTTGCCATCGACTATTTCAGATATGGCTGTCTCGTCAGCTTCTACCAGCCATTGGTAAAGGTTCTTGATGGTTTCTTTGTTCGATTCGTTATACATGGTTATGCTCCTATTTAAGATGCAAAAATCTTTTTTATCATTCTTCCCGTTTTGGAAGGGACTTTGCGCCAAACTAATTGACCGCTAGTCAGCAATTCGTCATATGCCTTGCTACCGTCTTTATAGTTGGTGCCGAGTGTAGTGTAGTGAGGGGATACGCCTGGATTTGCGATGTAATGGCTTATGATTTTCTCTTTCAGTGCGCTATTGATCATCTCAATTTCTCCGTTACGTTTTCTTTCGATGGGGTGATATTGGAGCATGTAAAAATAAATGTCAACAAGTTATTGAAAATAATTTTTACATGCTTTAATATCGCTCCAAGTTAAACAAAGAGGGAATGTAAATGGCAATCACGCAGGCAAAAATAGCACTTAAGTTTCTGAGAGAAGAAAAGCGGTTCCGACTCGAAGAGATACGAGACATGTGCGCATTAGATGGTGTTGAAGTTAGCGTCCCAACATTGTGCCAAGTATCGCTTGGTAATCGTGGCTGCAATGAAAAAGTTGAGCGCGCACTGATCAGGCTACAAAAGAAACACTCGAAGCGGGCATATGCGAGGGCTATGCCATGAGCGTAAAAGATAAAACATGCTGCACCAAGCCTAACCCTTTTCAGTCACTGCTAACGAACGTCCTCGTTTGCCGTAACTGCCAGCGGATGGACTTTAAAGGCGAGACACTAACCCGTGAGGAATACATGCGACGCGATAATAATGGGCGGGTCTGGACTGGAAAAGTAGAGAGGATATCGCCATGACTATCAACTGCCCCCACTGCAAAGCCGAACTATCCAATGAGTTCATCCTTGACGCCTTCAAGCAAATGCCGGAAAGCGGACTTTCACTGGTTAACGAGAATGATTTTCTTATGCCCGATGTTTACAAAGACATGGGCTTTGGCGAGTTTAAGTTCCCTGATTTCTCAATCCACGAGCCTCAAGTCGAAACCATAACCGACAAAGACTACCCAAAACCCGCTGACCTCTCAAACTTCGAGTGGAGTCCAGAGGCAATGGCTTATGTTGAGAAACCAACCACAAAGGAAACTAAATAATGAAAATATATAACGAAACACAACAAAAGATCGCTGATTTTCTCGCTGGTATCCCGTCCCTGGCTTGCGGGCTGGGCGACAAAATAACACCTTGTTCCATTGCCGCGCTGAACCTTGCTTTGTCTGGCAGGCTAACCGATGAAGTTCCTGATTGCGCATCAAAAGTAATTGGTCGATGGGTAATTAGTGTTCAGGATGCTTGCCCTGCTGATATTGGCCGAGACAATCCGGTCTGGAGAAAATGCCTCCCATTACTTGCTGGAACTGGTCGTGATATCGAATTAGAAAAGCGGCGACGTGATTTGATTTTATCATGTATGTGGGATCGCCTTGCGCAAATTCAACCAATTGCCGACAAGCGCGGATATGGCAAAGAGTGGGGCGAAATGTGCCTGCTGCGCACAAGAGAATCGGCGATAGTTGCCAGAAAAGCCGCATACGCAGACGCAGCCGCAGCCGCATACGCAGCCGCATACGCAGACGCAGACGCATACGCAGACGCAGCCGCAGCCGCATACGCAGCCGCATACGCAGCCGCATACGCAGCTATCTGCGAGTTCTGGGTAAAAGCCAATCCCTCTGGATTATTGGAACAACTCGTCTCTATTGGTTATGCTGAAAAGGTGCAGAAATAATGCCGAATCTCGATTTTGAATTTGAGGTGTTTTGTGCAGTGTGCGGAGAAGGTATTTGCAACAACTGTGAAGAAGGAAAAACAAAAGGCAGGGGGATGCCATTTATCCGCGTGAAACCTTGTGAAACGTGCATGAGTAACGCAAAAGAACAAGGGTATGACGAAGGTTATGATAAACGTGATTCAGAAATCGAATCTTAACCCATCGCGCCCCTAGTATCAGGAGAGAAGAATAGAAGTCGCCAACTGTTCAAATTTTGCACAACAACGCGAACAGATAAAAGATTGATCAAATTTTGTACAGCTCTACTGTTGAGCTTGAGGTAAAAACGTGATTAGAATAACCCCGTTCTTTCGGGATTCGAAGTACCCCGGCTGCTACACCGGGGATACTTGGAGAAAGGACAACAGAGGTTCGGACTCTATTGCTGGAACAAATGATACCACTATCATTTTCAACCATTCAATACTCGTTCGGCATATCTCTGGCATATACACAAATTTTAGCCTGTGCGGGAGAGAAATGTCCTTTTGTCTCTCATCGGCCCACACAGTACGCGTATGAAGATAACCCACGCGCAAGGCAGGCTAGCGTCATATTGCCCGGGTAGGTGGTTACAAGACCATAAAAGATGCCAAGGTGATGCTTCTTGTAAAGTCATCATCGGAACTGAGTCCCTCAAAGGCTCCGACCGAATAACTTGGCCCTTATACCTTTTTTGGGTAGGGGCTTGTTTGGAACCAAGAACCCTAAATCACCAACCGAATATATGGTCAGTAAGATACATAAACCTAATAAACAGAATCCAAGCAGTGATTGGTCATGGAAGCAAAGTACTCCAAAACCCTTTAAATGCCCTACTGGTTATCAGAACAAGAAGTCAAAGGGTGCGCGTAAGCAGGAGAAAAAAAAAGCCCGTAGAGAGAAGTACAAGCAGTATGGCGGGGATAGTCTCTGGCAGTCAGAGGAATGGCGAAGATTGCGTTACCGTGTTTTCAAAAAGTATGGCGGTTGTTGCATGTTGTGTGGCCGGTGTCGAAAGTTGCATGGATGCGTAATGCACATTGACCACATCAAGCCGCGAAGCAAGTATCCAGAATTGACCTTCGTTTTTGAAAACCTGCAAGTTTTGTGTGAAGACTGCAATGTTGGAAAGTCTAACTTGGATGAGACCGATTGGCGACCTGATTTAGAAGCAATTGACGAAGCGGCTGAATTGGAAATATTAACCGAAGCAAGAGCGAGAATTTGATTGAAAGACGATCCACTAAACAGAACAAAAGTAAAACGCGGCAGTGCTCTACCACAATCAAAACTTGATGAGCACGATATAAAAAACATCCGGCAGATTGTTGAAGATCGAGAGCGGATTAAAAAGGAACTATCGTTTATGAGTAACGCGGCTTTGGCTGAAAAATACGGGGTGCATTACCGCACCATTGGCAGGATAACGGCGGGCGAGAGTTGGGGGCATGTATGAATTATGCGAAGTTTCTGGAAAAGAAGTCATTTAACCAAGTAGCGGCGGGTTTTACTTCAAGTCTGAGCAATTACCCGCTGTTTGATTACCAGTCTGCTATAACGCAATGGGCTTGCGTCAGGGGCAAAGCGGCCATCTTTGCTGACACGGGCTTAGGCAAGACATTGATGCAGCTTGTATGGGCGGCTGAAGTGGTCAGGCATACGGCAGGCAAAGTATTAATCCTTGCGCCTTTGGCCGTAAAAGAGCAGACCGCGAAAGAGGCCAAAAAGTTCGGCATTCCATTGGACGGAATTGATATCGAGAATTACGAGCAGTTACACAATATCGACACAGATCAGTATGCCGGGGTTGTACTGGATGAGTCTTCTATCCTCAAAAACTCCGACGGCAAAACCAAGTCGCGCATTATTTCAGCCTTTCGGGAGACTCCTTATAAATTGAGTTGCACGGCGACGCCTTCCCCGAATGATTTTATGGAGCTTGGCACACAATCTGAATTCATGGGGATCATGTCGCAGGTTGAAATGCTCGCTATGTTCTTTGTCCATGATGGTGCTGATACCAGCAAATGGCGACTGAAAGGCCATGGCAAACGCAAGTTCTTCGAGTGGCTGGCAACGTGGGCGATATTCATCACGAAACCTTCTGATATTGGCTTCGATGATCGCGGCCATGAATTGCCTGAATTATGCTTCCATGAGCATGTAATTGAATCCGGTATTACCGACGGGCTATTCGCACCTATCGCACAAGGCCTGTTAGACCGAAACCGGGCGAGAAAAGATACCGTCGACGCAAGGGTTGCAGAAGGATCAATGATAGCCAACGGGATAGATGGTCAGGTGATTGTCTGGTGTCACCTGAATGACGAAAGCGACAAACTGGATGATCTGATTCATGGGTCAGTCGAGGTTAAAGGATCTGATTCAAGCGAGCATAAACTGAGATCAGTCATTGGATTTGTAAACGGGGATATTCGCGCTCTGGTCAGCAAGCCAAAAATGTTCGGCTATGGATTGAACCTGCAAAACTGCAATCACATGGTTTTTGTAGGATTGTCCGATTCATGGGAGCAATTCTATCAAGCTGTCCGCAGGTGCTGGCGTTACGGGCAAAAGAAGCCGGTTCATGTTCACATTATCAGTGCAGACGTGGAAGGCGCTGTCCTGTTAAATATCAAGCGCAAGGAAATGCAGCACAAGCAATTGACCGGCGAAATGATCGCCATCATGAAAGATAAAACGCTGGCTCAATTGGGTATGGCAAAACAAGAAAAAACACATTATACAAACAATCAAAAACTGGAGTTACCGTCATGGGCGTAATGAATCAGCACCACACCGATCAATACTCAATTTATAACGCGGATTGCGTAGAAGTGGTTTCTTCCCTGAAATCAGATAGTGTCGATTTCTCCGTGTACAGTCCGCCTTTTGCCAGTCTTTACACGTACTCGAATTCAGACAGGGATATGGGGAACGTCAAGGATGATGATGAGTTTTTCGAGCACTTCGCATTCCTGAGTAAAGAGTTATTCCGCGTATTAAAACCGGGCCGATTAATGGCGGTTCACTGTATGAATCTGCCAACTAGCAAAACACGTGATGGGGTAATAGGAATCAAAGACTTTCGCGGGGATCTGATCCGCAGCTTTCAGAACGATGGATTTATCTATCACTCCGAAGTGTGTATCTGGAAAGACCCTGTGATTGCTATGCAACGAACCAAAGCACTTGGGCTGCTTCATAAACAAATCAAGAAAGATTCCACCATGAGCAGGCAAGGCATTCCTGATTATGTGATTGTTCTGAGAAAGCCGGGGATAAATGAAAACCCGGTTTCTGGCGAGTTCCAGTATTACGTGGGTGACAATCCGCCACGCGGGTTTAACGGGATTATGCGGGATGACGGCCGGTTCTACTATGTGCCGGGAGTTGAAGGAACCAGCATTGATGTCTGGCAGAACTACGCCAGCCCGATATGGGACGATATCAACCAGACGAACACGCTCCAGTTTATCACCGCAAGGGACCATGACGATGAGCGCCATATCTGCCCGTTACAACTGGACGTGATTGAACGATGTATGCAGCTTTGGAGTAAGGCCGGGGATGTGGTGTTAACGCCATTCATGGGGATAGGTTCAGAAGCATACATTGCTGTAAAAATGGGACGTAAGGCTATCGGTGTGGAGTTGAAAGAATCGTATTTCCGCATCGCTGCGCAAAATATGAATCAAGCCAGTAAAACGCAATACGAACTCCAGTTGTAAGGGGTTATGTGATGATCCCATCATGGCTACCGAAAGAGGCGTGGGATGGATACTGCGCCATGCGCAAGCAAAAGAAAAAGCCGCTCACGGACAGGGCGCGAAAAATGGCAATAAACACGCTGGCCGATCTGTATGAGAGCGGCGAGAATCTGGAAATGGTTTTATGCCAAAGCGAGTTTAATTGCTGGACTGGATTATTCCCTGTTGGAAAGGCATTTGGACAGCAGTTCATGGCGATGAAAAAGCAGGGATTTATTGAAACACACGCAGCCCGCGATTGGGCAGACTAGGAGGCAACATGCACGCAGCAAGCACAGAAAGCTCAGACAGACTTAAACGGGTGATTAACCTTCTCAGTGACGGAATGCCCCGCACCACGATGGAGGTTATACAGGGCGCGATGGTGATGGCAGTCTCTGCCGTTGTCTCCGAGATCAGGCAGGGCGGCATAGATATCAAGTGCAAGCGCAGGGGTAAATACTGGTATTACTGGATGGAGAATTAAGATGGCTGAATTGCAAAAATCCGGCGCGCAAGCCTGGGATGAGCACAGACTTTACCTGCAGTCTGAGCTGCACCACTTTGCAGAAGCATTGCTTGTCCACATGGGCGCTGATTTATACACAGGAGCCAGCGCAGGGGTTGCTGTTACGGTGAGGGCTGAGAAATGAGAATCACAGCAAATGGCGTAACCGGCGAGGTGCTGCACTGGACGAACACGATGCAGCATGTACCCGTCGGAATTAATGCGGTTGAATATCAAAACTTGGCTGCGGTTATTCTGGATACGGGGTCAGGAATTCAGGTCGTTGAACTAGGTACTGTGCACTACATTTTCAAGGAAGAAGAAAATGACCGCTAAAGTTAACCGCCCCTACCTAAAGCCAGGCCCCAAGCCAAAGGTATGCGGCCAGAAGGCTCAGGAGGCGGTTTATTCTCTTGCTGGCGGCAAAACGTTTAACAAGACATCCGAATCCATAGGGGTAAACCCAAAGACGCTTAGGCGCGCCCTTATCGCCAATAATTTGCGGTTGCCATACCAGAAACTGAGGAGTAGTGAATGCCGAAGGCCAGAGTAATAAACTTCACTCCGTTGCAGATCAAGCGCGCAGTCAAGATGCTGCAGGCTGGAGACACGATGGCAGCGGTAGCAAGAGCGCTGGCGACAACGCCAAAGACGGCAAACCAGCGGCTGCGAGAGGCAGGGTTTGGAGAGTTGCTAGACGATTGCGGCCTCTCAAGCATGAAGGGCTGGGACAGAAAGCCCC